CGTAAGTGCGGAAGCAACGTCTGCGGAACACAGAACCATGTTGCCTTTCCCTCTACGAGTTCTTTGTGCGATCGCGTTAGCGTCACGCTCGATTTGGAAAAGAAGTCCTTTGAACTTCTCAACGGACCAACGACCGTTGGAGTCAACGTCCAGGTCGAAGATACCGGAAGTAGCGGTGTTAGAAACAGCACCTTGTTCAGCTACCTTGTAGATAGTTCTGATGACTTCACGGTTGATCTCAGCCAAAATTTCGGTTGAGAGGATGTTAGCCAGTTCGGCTTCAGCGTTAAGACCGTGAATAGCCTTAAGGTCCTGTGCCAGCTCCAAGCTGTACTCGGCCTTCAGGGCTCTTGACTTGGCTGTAACAGTAACTTTCTCAATCGAGAAAGCCATCTGGTTAAAGGCGTTATTGCCACTATCCAGTGCTTCAGAGTCTTGGGTCTTCATACCCTGACCGACGACATAGCCTTCGGAATTGGCTGTGCCAACAGGGTTCAGAACACCTGGGTTGCTACCAGACTGTGCGGTTGTACCAAGACCAGCTTGGACATCGGACATACCACCAGTCAGATCGAAATTAGCGTCCTGACCAGAGAATGCGGTATCTACTTCGTCGAAGAACGTTTCTGCACCATTCTGATCTTGTAGACGGGATCTCATTGCGAAGATGAGTCCAGTAGGACCGTTCATTGGTTGAACACCAGCCAGGTCATAAGCGACCAGGTTAGGCATTGCTCGTCTGATCAGTGAGATCAGAACGGGATCGAAACCTGCAACAGGACCTGTACCACTTGCACTACCAGAGAAGCCAGCGTTTCCGGTAGCTCCAGGGTCGGTGTTGACGGTGGGGGATTCCATCAGGTTGATACCTGACGAGAATGCTTGCTCCTCACGGAGGAATTTTTCTTGGTTTTCTAGCAGGACCGCGGTTACGGCTCTACGATGAGAATCTTTGATTGGATCAAGACCATCATAGTCGAGAAGTGGACTCCACTTTTCCTGCAATCTTTCGGACTGAAACATTGCTTTACCTTATTTGTTTGAATTTAATGTTGAAATCACTTTTTAAAAGCGCCCAGGGAACGCAGATAAGCGTCCATGGTTCCTGTAACAGGAGATTCGGTTGTATCTACACCCTCAGACAGAGTCTGTTGTTGGGCTGCTTTTGGAGCTGGTGCCTTACCGGAGAAATATGACTCCTTCAGGGTTTCCAGTTTCTCACGATATTCTGTATCACTTTCAAACTCAATACTTTCGGCAAGTGAAGCGAGCTTCTCTTTCTGGGTCTCTGCGAGTCCCTCAGAGATTTGATCAAGAATCGAACCTGCAGTGGACTCAGCGAGTCTCTTGTTCAGATCGATATTCTTGTCAATTTGCTCATTGAGCTTGGTCTCCATGTCATCTAGTTTTTCTACCATGCTTTCCAGCACATCATATTTATCTTCAGGGATTGTTACATAATGTTCTTCAAAAAGACCCTTCATTCCAGAAAGGAATGATTCGGTCATTTCGGTCTTAAGACCTTGTTCGACAGCCAATTCATTCTCGGTAATCCACTCTTCGCAGACATACTCAAGATAGGCATCGACTCTTTCAGTAAGAACGTCCTTAAGACCTTCTTTCTCCTCTTCAAGTTTCTCGGAGTATTGAACTTCGAGAGTTTCTTGAATTTCTTTTACTTTTGAATTAAGTGCGGCTTCGAAAACGATCTTAGCCTTTTCTCTGAATTCTTCGGAGAGTTCTTCACCACCAAGGAGAGCGTTAACATCTTCATCGACGTTATACTCTTCTTTGGTTTCCTCTTCAGAAACGACTTCCTCTTCGGTAGTCTCGGCCTCAGCTACAACTTCCTCTTCGGAAGCTTCAGCTTCTTCTTTGGCCATTTTCTTCATTTGATCTGCGGCTTTAGCACCTCTGTTAACCACATCCTTGACAGTTGCGATCTTAGGCTCTCTGAGCTTTGCCGAATCATCATCAGGTTTGTAGTTCTCAGGGGTTGGACCACCGAGATCTTCTACACTACCGAGCTGTGTACCTGGATCAGTCAACTTAGGCATTGACTCAGCAGGTTTAGCGTTCGCATTCACAGCAGTTTTAGATTGCTCCATTTCTTGTAAATCTCCACGAGACATTGTTGAACTACTCCGATTAACCGTATTTAATCTATATTTATTTATAAATTAGTATTTTTAAGCACTCACAGGTTATTCAAGAAATTATTGAATACATCGAGTTTCTTTTCATCAAGTTCACCCTGTGTTACCAGAGTATTGATTTGTTGGTAAGTTTTTTTAGCTAGGGATTCGCGAAGAATACCACCATCCCATACCCATTCTTTACCTTCCATGATACCTTCAACGAAAGCATCTGGTGCAGAAGGGTCAGCCACAATGTCGGCAGCAGTTGACAACATAAAGTCATCACCAACGACATTTATGCCTTCTCTTGTTTGTTTAAGTGATCCAATACCTCTTGAAGAAACACCCAACTTAACGCCTTCGTTAATGAGGGACTCTGCAATTTTACCCATTGGAGTAGAAAGAATTTTCGCCTTACCAATGAAGTTTGTTCCATTCTCTTTGAGTGAAACAATTTTGTGACTGACGCGGTCCAAATTAACAGTTGGTCCATCTGGATGTCCGAGTTCTCCAAGAGCTCTCCCAGAATTGACATTACTTTCTGTATACCTTTGGACTTCTCTTCTCAGAGTCTCCATTGGATACATACGACCATTTCTGTTCTTAAGGTTTCCTTGAAGGAATATACCTTCAATAAACATGTTTTTCTTACCGTTGCGTTCTTCAACGATAAAATCAACTGATTCGATCTCTTCTCTGATAAGTTTCATTAGATTTACCCTGTGTAACCCACTTTAGCGGCTCTGGATGTGCCAGTTCCATATACAACATCATTTGGTTTTTTCTCAATAAATTCAACAGTTCCTGTAGGAATCGTAATAAAACGTCCAGTTTGACCAACTACTGTAGCGACACCGACAGTGGCAGCTGAACCAGAAACATTAATTACTCTCAACACTGTAGCTTGTGTGAATGAAATAGCAGTCCCAGACGTAGTAGGGACCGCAATCTCATTACCAATAATTAATGTCCTAGCC